ATCTACCTCTGGTTTTACGTGTGGTGGGATCTCTCCTCGCACATGAGTAAACAGAGGTTTACTATAATCAAATGCTTCAATGCTGGTCTTTTTATGCAATTCAGCATAGGGAAGAACACCAAACCCTAAATCTTCATCAATATACGATATATCGAGTACTGTTATCAACGGATTTATATCTTTACTTACTTGTTTAAGTTGCGAAAAGAAGGTTCGATTTTTCTTTGTCGCTTCGTGGTTTCCGTCGTAAATGAGCGTCGGAATCTTTACTTTTCTAATGAAAGAGAAATAAAGTTCTAGTTCCTCCATGCTTGGAAGACGATCAAAAAGATCGCCTCCAATAATGTGCATGTTATAGTATTTTTCTAAAGAATGGATTTCTTCAAAAAATTGATTATACCTATTTAACGCCCATTCAACTGGTACATTCTTCTGCCCTAGCTTAATGTGCCAGTCTGCTGTGAATAAAATCATGCAATTTTAAACTCGTCTTCGATACTTTCGTCAATTTCTTCTGCACCACCTGAGTTATCACGGATGCGATCTAACAACTCTTTCTGAGCGTCAGATGTTGGACGAGGCATTACTTCGTCCATAGACTTCAAACCTTCGATAAGAGCAAGTTCATCCTCATCAAGAGCACGAGGCTTGCACTTCAGAGCTTGAAGCTGGTATTCTACATTGTAAGGGAGCGGGCCAGTCTTGACTCTCTTGAAACATACATCCCAACCTGTTTCGGGATCAGTCGGATCGCCAAGATCTTCTGCTGCGGTAATAATCTGTTCCCACAACTTTTTCTTGAGATTTACTACTTTTACTTGACCATTCTCAATACATTGTGTAGCGTAGCTCCAGCCACACTTGAGATCGGGGTAGTATTCTCGAATCCAATCTTTCTCAAGATTATTAAAGGTTTCTTTGTTTCGGTCAAATGACAGACACTCGAAAGGAATGTTCTTGTCATTTTCACCCTTGATCCAATAAACATATCGAGCAAGAATGTCGCCAACAAGACGAAACTTGTTATCGCCATCAGTATACTGAAAGCTAGTGATAGATGATTTTTGTGCAGAACCTTTCTGCTGATTAAAGGAAATTGCCATTAATGTATCTCCGTTTCTGGGACTTCTTCATATAGAAAAAGAACTTGATCTTCTTCTAATTCAAGTAGCCTATTGTTGTTAATTGTTTGTTCTGGTTCTAGACCTGGTACTAATAGTATATCAAGGGATAACTTGTAAGTCGCTGAGAACTCTACGACAGAGCGCAGAGAACACAGAGAAATATACTGGGCTATCTCTCGATATGAATACTTATAAGCATGGTGCAGCAGGAGGTCAGGGTGAAGCATGAAGCTCACCCCTTTGAAATCTTTCTGCGAATATTTATAGATGGGATCTTTTCGATTCTGTGGAACTTGTTTGTAAGCAAGCATCCGAAAGATTCGAACAATCTCTACTACCCTTCCATCGGCAGCATCATAAATTTTCGGCCAGTCATATAAGAACATATATTATACTAAAATTCAACCTACGTGTCAAGAACTATTTTTTTCAAAGTTGTTTAATCTCGTATCCCTGTTTCATGTAATGACCCATACGAGCTGAAGCTTGTCTGCGTGCAGTATTCCCTTTTAGATGTATATCTATAATTACAGGGTCTCTTTTTTCTTCTTGCAGTCGTATGATTCTTCCAATCAACTGGGTGAGAAGAGGCTCATTGTTGACAGGTGTTGCCAGGATAAGGCAACTTAGCTCATTTAATGATATTCCTTCTGAGAATATTGCTTGAGTGCCATACAGTATGTCTTTTCTTCCGTATTTTATATCAGACATACGCTCTTCTCTTTCTTCGTGCGATAGTTCGCCCGTAATACACGTTGCTTTTTCTCCGGTCAGTTCGGCGCAACGCTTCATAAAAGTGACTCGGTCACTTACTACCAACACTTTATGCCCTCTTGCGGCGTAGGCCGCCGCAAGGAGCGATATGGTGTGCTGATATTCTTCGTTGTTAGTGAGATTGGTTACTCGATTGGCCCAGGGCACTCGTGCATTGTCCATAAATCGAACCTCTGATTTTACTACATGCACTTTTGGGGTCATAAAGTTTTCTTTCGGGGGTTTATAGACTTGCGAGCCAAAGTAGTCTCGAAAAACCACATGTTTGCCATCTTTTCTTTCTATTGTCCCTGATAGACCTATCTTATATCTTGCATAACTAGTGTCTATAATTTTAGAAAACGTCGGACTCGATACATGATGCATTTCATCCAAGATGATTGTCCCAAAGAGTCTTTGTACTCTCTCAATATTTCGGTACAAAGTTTGAGTATTTCCCACAACCACCACACTAGAAGTATCAAAACTACCACTTCCAATAATACTTGGCTTGATGCCATAGACTTTCTCCACCTCTTTTGCCCACTGATTCCGCAGAGGAACTGTGTGAGTAACAACAAGAGTTTTCTGACCTAACTTACCAGCAATAGCAAGACCTGTAAAAGTCTTGCCCCAACTGACCCAAGCGTTAATTATAGCATTGTCTTCGATTGAATCAAAAACTTCTTTTTGACTCTCACGTAAATCAAACTTAAACTCAGGAAATTCTACTGGTACGTTTATTCGTTTATCGACTATTTCATAATCTTCTGGGATTAAATCCACCCGCCCAACAGGTATACTCACTAGATTTGAACGTACTCGTACCATATTCTTGATCACCATAGGCGGATCAGTAGGATTGTACGAAGGTATAGTATAAGTAAGTTCTTTACTGAGAAAGTCCTTGTACTCGTTCGTTACTTCTAAATATATTCTGTTGCTGATGACAGCTTTCATAAACCCAGTTCTGTTTTTGCAATAATATAGTCTTTAACAAACCCGCTTCGTACTATGTCACTTACTTGGAAGTCGATTAAATCAAATCTATTCATAGCTTTCAAGATACGAATAAATTCATGTAAACCGTTCTTTACACCAAGATCAGACTGGCGAAAATCTCCACAGAAAATAATTCGGGAACCTTCGCCTACACGGGTTATAATGGAATCTAGCTCATGAAAACTCATATTCTGACATTCATCTACTATAACTATAGAGTCTCGCAGAGTAATACCACGAATAAAAGAAGTAGTCATAAATTGTACTAGATTTTTATTTTTAAGTATCTCGTATGCATCACCTCTATCAAAGAGTTCG